GTTGCAGTTTACCCAAAAACCAATGGGTGCCAACACTAGAGTTACAAATGCAACCGTGAGAGACACTGGTAACTTTGGTGCGGCTGGAGAAGTAAACAAGAGTACAAACTTTGACTTGATGAGAGCAACTGCAAGACAAGTTACTGGAAATCCAAATCTCACACCAACACAATATGGTAAGAGAAAGGTTTATGTGAGAACAAATAGAAGTGTAACCACTGAAAACTAATGGCTAATCCTCTCCTTAATCAAGTTTCTAATAGGAACTTCCTGTCTCCTATTGGTTTCAAACTCAAGATCAATAAGTGTCCGAAAGTGGACTTTTTAGCCACTGGTTGTAACTTACCTGGTCTCACTCTTGGTACTGCAATCCAACCAAATTATCTGAAGGACATTGATGTACCTGGTGATAAGTTGGTTTATGAAGATTTTCGTGTCAACTTTATCGTTGATGAGAATCTGGAAAACTATGCACAGGTTTACAACTGGATGGTTGGACTTGGTTATCCAGAGAGTCAAAAACAATTCATTGACATGAGAGGTGATGATGTTTACTATCCAAATTCGGCCGACAAAGAGAATCCATTTGCAGAATTTTCGGATGGTACGTTAGAGATTCTGAACAGTAACTTCAGACCCCAGGCATATGTTAGACTGAAGGGTATGTTCCCCGTCAATTTAACAAGTCTTGATTTCAATGCCACCGACACTGACGTAAATTACTTCACTGCTTCTGTGACATTCAAGTACGAAATTTTTGAACTGAGGGATAAGAATAATAACAAACTTTGATTTATGAACCTTGAGACAATTCAGGAGATGTGGTCGAAAGATTCGATCATTGATCCAGATGAACTACATACTGCCTCGTTAGACGTTGCCCGTTTACACTCTAAATACTTTCAGTTGTACAACGATCTGAAACTTCTTCGTGCGAGAGCCAAGAAGACTCAACAGTCGGTGTATCACGAAAGACATCTGTATTATTCAGGAAAGGCTGAACCAGAGATCTACGAAAAAGATCCGTTCCCTTACAAAGTGAGAGAAAAGGACGCACTCCAAAGATATCTGGACGCTGACGAAAGATTAACTGCAGCGGTTTTAAAAGTAGAATACTACGACGTGATGCTGGATTATCTTGTAGATATTATCAAGGTTGTCCAAAACCGAACTTTTCAGATCAAGAACGCAATTGATTGGCAAAAGTTCATTCGTGGATATGACGGTTAAGATTTCTAAGAAGAATGAAGTTTATCTGAGAGTCGAAGCAGAACCACACGTTTTCTACGAACTCTCAGACGCTTTTACTTTTGATGTACCAGGGGCCAAATTTATGCCCCAGTATCGCAACAAGTACTGGGATGGAAAGATCAGGTTGTTCAATACAGCCTCTGGTGAAATCTATGTCGGACTTTTAGACAAAGTAGTCAAGTTCATGAATGAACATGGATATGAATATGAGTTTGAAGACAGTAAGTTCTACGGAACTCCCTATGAAGAAAATGAGATGGTTTCTCATGAGGGTGTTGCTGACTACATGAAAAAGATCTCACGTCATGATCCCAGACCGTATCAGATTCAAGGAGTCTATGATGCACTGAGACAAAATAGAAGACTTTTGATTTCACCAACAGCATCTGGTAAGTCATTGATGATTTACTCTGTTGTGAGATACATGGTTGAGAAAGGACAGGACGTTCTTTTAGTTGTTCCTACAACTTCATTGGTTGAACAGATGTTCAAGGACTTTGAGGATTATGGTTGGAACGCCGAAAAATATTGTCATAAGATCTATTCTGGTAGAGAGAAGTATGATAAACGCCAAGTTACGATCACAACTTGGCAATCAATCTACAAGTTGGAGAAAAAGTTCTTTTCAAGATATGGATGTGTCATTGGAGATGAGGCACACCAGTTTAAGTCAAAGTCATTGATCAGTATCATGACCAAACTGGCCGATGCAAAGTATCGGTTTGGTTTTACAGGAACTCTTGATGGAACTCAAACACATAAATGGGTTCTTGAAGGTTTGTTTGGTCCTGCATATAAAATTATTCGTACCGAAGAGTTGATGGAAAAGGGTCACCTTTCCAAACTTGATATCAATATTCTTCTACTGAAACACCCTCCACAAAAATTTGAATGTTTTGAAGATGAAGTTCAATTCATTATTCAACATGAACAGAGAAATGCATTCATTAAAAATCTTGCATTAGATCTAAAAGGTAACACTTTGATTCTCTACAGTCGTGTGGAAAGTCATGGAGCTGTATTATTCGACATGATAAATACTTCGGTAACAGGACGAAAAGTATTTTTTGTCCATGGTGGTGTTGATGCAGAAGAAAGAGAAAATATCCGCGAGATAACCGAAAGAGAAGACAATGCAATTATTGTTGCATCATACGGAACTTTCTCTACAGGCATCAATATCAAGAACCTTCACAACGTAGTATTTGCATCTCCTAGTAAATCTAGGATCAGGAATCTGCAGTCAATTGGCCGTGTTCTGAGAAAAGGTAATAACAAAACAAAGGCCGTTCTTTACGATATTGCAGATGATACAACTTACAATTCTCGTAAAAATTACACTTTAAATCATCTCATTGAAAGAGTAAAAATTTACAATGAAGAGAATTTTAACTATGAGATAATCCCAGTAAAGATGAAAAGCCATGAACGAAATGTATGCAGTAATTAAACTGACATCAGGAGAAGAAGTCTTCTCACAAGTAGAAGAGTTTTATGATGAGAATGAAAAGGCCTTATTATTGATAGATCCTTGTGTGATGAAAGAGATTCCATCAAGAAGAGGTGGGTCATCTTTCTTTAAGATAGACAATTGGATCAAGTTAAGTGATGATCATATCTTCTGTCTTGAACTCAAACATGTCATGTTCTACACAAGATGTACTGATCGTGATGTTATCAAGACCTATAGAAAGTGGGTCAAAGCCATAAATAATGAAACAGAAGAAGAAGTCATGGCCTCTAAGGTAGGTGTTTCTACATCTATGGGTTATATTTCTTCCGTAGAGATCACCAGAGAATCCTTAGAGAAGCTATACAAGAATAGCTAATTGTTCTCTTGAACACTGGCAGAGTTATTATACTGACAATTCTGGAGCTTGTCAAGCATCAGTTGATTTGATATAATAACTACATGATTATAAGGATCAATGACACATGTACGCTGTAATGACAAAGAGACGGAGATCAGAACACTACGTCAATAACAAAGAGTTTCTCATCGCCATTGTTGAGTACAAGGCCATGGTTCGCCGTGCAGCCGAAAAAGGTGAACCAAAGCCGCGTATTACGAATTATCTTGGTGAGTGTTTTCTGAAGATTGCAACTCATTTGTCGTACAAACCAAACTTCGTGAACTACATGTTCAAGGATGATATGATTTGTGATGGTATTGAGAACTGTGTTCAGTACATCAACAACTTTGATCCTGAGAAGTCTAGTAATCCTTTTGCATACTTCACTCAGATTATTCACTACGCATTCCTGAGAAGAATCCAAAAGGAGAAAAAACAACTAGAGATTAAGTCAAAGATTATAGAAAGAAGTGGATATAGTGAAGTTTTCTCAGACGATGGTATGATGGCTGGTACTGAAAGTGACTACAACACTATCAAGGACAACATCAACTATCGGTATAATCAATGAGTGAAGATTTTTGGATTGACGACTGTTTCCGTGTTTACAAAGATACGTTTCTTTGGAAGTCATTCTTGAAAGACGGTACTGAACTTGTCAGTGGACTTACTAAAGAAATCGTGATTCGCATGACAAGATTTTATCTTAAGGGTAAACAAGAAGGATGGAATGAAGAGACTAGTCGTGTCGTGAATGATGGAAAGGTTGGAGGTAAACTGTGAGTAGTAATGTGAACCAAATTCTTGCCGACATGCAAGCCCAGAACATTGCATATCTGTTAAAAGGTAAACTGTCGAACTGGACAACTACCGACAGATCTGGTAAACTAGTTCGTAAAATTGTCATCGAGTATGAAGATCGCAATCATCACTGATCAACACTTCGGAGCCCGTAAGGGTTCCAAGTTGTTTCATGCATATTTTCAACAGTTCTATGATGAGGTCTTCTTCCCAACTCTAGAGAAAGAAGGTATCACCACGGTTGTGGATATGGGTGATACCTTTGATAGTCGTCGGGGTATTGATTTCTGGGCACTTGATTGGGCCAAAGAAAACTATTACAACCGTCTTCAAAAGATGGGTGTGACTGTTCATACTATCATTGGTAATCACACTGCATATTACAAGAATACCAATGACATCAACTCAATCGAACTCTTGTTAAGGGAATATAAAAACGTAATATGTTATAATAAAGTTACTGAGGTTACACTTGGTAATCTCAAGACGTTGTTTATTCCTTGGATCAACCAAGAGAACGAGAAAGAAACCTATGAAACAATTGAAAAGACTGTTTGCTCGTGTGCGATGGGGCACCTTGAGCTCAGAGGATTTAACGCTAATCGATTCGTCGTCATGGAGCATGGTGCTGACCGCGACATATATTCGAAATTCACCAATGTGTTCTCGGGACACTACCACACTCGAAGCGAAAAAGGAAATGTCCGTTACCTAGGAAATCCTTATGAGTTGTACTGGAGTGATGTTGATGATGCAAGAGGTTT